AACTATAAATGGTTTTGATTTAGCTTTTAAAAATAGTGGTGGTACTGGAATAAGTAAAACTTTTGATTATATTGCAAAAGGTTATTAACTAAGATATTAGGTAGATTATGGCACAACACGATTATAATATAGCAAATCAGGGTTTCCCTGCATTTAGAACAGATTTAAACAACGCACTATCGGCAATTCAAACAACAAATTCAGGAACATCAAGACCAACTGGTGCTGTCGCAGGACAACTTTGGTTAGACACAACTTCTCCAACTACACCTACATTAAAATATTATGATGGTGCTGATGACATCTCTTTAGCAACACTTGACCATTCTGCTAACACAGTAAATTGGTTAGATTCAACAGTATCAATTACTGGACTATCAACAACTGCAACAGGAACAGTTTTAACACTTTCAGATTCAGCTTCTACATCAACAGTAAATTTAATTATAGATAATCAAAAAGAAATTCGTTTTAGAGAAACAACAGCTAATGGAACAAACTATGTGGCATTAAAAGCACCAGCTTCTTTATCTGCTGACTTAACATTTACATTACCTGCAACTGACGGAACTAATGGACAAGTATTATCAACAAATGGTTCTGGTGTATTATCATTTACAACTCCTTCTGCTGGTATTTCTTGGCAATCTTCAGTTAAGACTTCTGGTTTTACTGCTGTTGCTGGAGAAGGATATTTTTGTAATACTACTTCGGCAGGATTTACAGTAACTTTACCTTCAACACCAACTGCTGGACAACAAGTAGCAGTAGTAGATTATGCAGGAACTTTTGACACTAATGCTTTAGTTATTTCTCCTAATGGAAATAAAATTGAAGGCAGTACAAATAATCAACAATTATCTGGTGAAAGAGAAGGTGTATTATTAGTTTATATAGATTCAACACAAGGTTGGTTAGCGACATCAGGTATTAATGAAGGAACAGATGCTTTACAACCTGAAGCATATTCAATAGATTTTTTAGTAGTAGCTGGTGGAGGAGGTTCTGCAACTGGAGGAGGAGGTGCAGGAGGATTTAGAACATCAACACAAACAGTAAATAGTGGAACAGTGATTACAGTAACAGTAGGAGATGGTGGTGCTGGTTGTGCTGGGTTTTCATCAACTAATGCTCAAGGTTCAGATTCTTCAATATCAGGTTCAAGTTTAACAACAATTACATCAGCAGGTGGAGGCAGAGGTGGTTCTGGTCAAGGAAGTCCATCACCAGCAAGAAATGGTGGCACTGGTGGTTCTGGTGGTGGTGGAGGAGAAGATGGTCCACCTTCAACAGGGGCAAGTGGAAACACTCCTAGCACATCACCAAGTCAAGGAAATAATGGTGGTAATGGTGGCACAAATCCATTTGGTTCATCTGGTGGAGGAGGAGGTGCGTCAGCAAATGGTTCTAATGGTGTTACAACAGCACCATCATCAAAAGGTGGTAATGGTGGAAATGGTACAGCATCTTCAATAACAGGTTCTTCAGTAACTTATGCAGGAGGTGGAGGAGGTGGTCCAGCTTTAGATTCTGGTTCTACTGCAACACCAACAGGAGGAACTGGTGGTGGAGGAGATGCAACTACTGTTGCTAGTGGTTCTGGTAATAATGGAACAACTAATTTAGGTGGAGGTGGAGGTGGTGGTTCTGATAATGGTGTTGGTGGTAATGGTGGAAAAGGAGTTGTTATATTAAGTATGCCAACTGCTAAATATTCATCTACTACAACAGGTTCTCCAACAGTTACAACATCTGGTAGTAATACAATTTTAAAATTTACAGGTTCAGGGAGTTACACAACATAATGGCTAGTTTTGCAAAAATAGGATTGAATGGAAAAGTGATTGAAGTTCAATCAGTAGTTAATGAAGTTCTTTATGATTCAAATGGAATTGAACAAGAATCTATTGGTATAGATTTTTTAACTAAATTAACTGGTTGGGCTATTTGGAAACAAACATCTTACAATACTCATGGTGGAACTCATAAATTAGGTGCAACACCTTTTAGAAAAAATCATGCAGGAATAGGATATGTTTATGATGAAGATAGAGATGCTTTTATTCCACCAAAACCTTTTAACTCTTGGATTTTAAACGAAACAACTTGTCTTTGGGAAGCACCAGTAGTTAGACCAGATGGTAGAGGATATATTTGGAACGAATTGACTTTATCTTGGGATTTAGTAGATTAATTTAAAAAGAAGGAAAAATGGAAGCAATAATAAATGGGATATTCCCAACACCAATTTATATTTCAAAAATAGGTAGAGAATTAAACAAAGAAGAATTATTATTTATTGATAAGACTAAATTAGAAGTTTATAAAAACGAAGGAAACACAACGTCAAAAAACAATTACATTCTTAATAATAAATCTTTTAAAAATTTAAAAGACGAATTGGATTTAAGAATACAAGATTATTTTGATAAAATTGTTTCACCAGCTAACAACATCAAACCTTACATAACTCAATCTTGGTTAAATTATACTGAAACAAACCAATATCACCATAAACACGCACACCCGAACTCATTAGTATCAGGAGTGTTTTATATTAACTGCCATGAACAATATGATAAGATTAAATTTTTTAATGATAAATACCTTATGATAAAACCAGAAGTTAAAAATTGGAATTTATATAATTCTGAAACTTGGTGGTTTTCTGTTAAAACTGGAGATATTATCTTATTCCCATCATCATTAACGCACATGGTAGAAACTAAGAAGGGAACAAATACTAGAATTAGTCTTGCTTTTAATATTTTTGTAAAAGGAACTGTTGGTACAAATGAAGAATTAACTGAATTAATATTATAATGATAAGAAAATTATCTGTTGGTGCAACAATAAAAAGATACACTAATGAAAATGGTTTTGTTTGGGGTATTAATACAGTAATGAAATCTTTAGCACCTGACGCAAGTTACGATTTAACATCTGCTGGAGAATTTATCATAGATAGATGGGATTCTCCTTTACCAAAACCTACATCACAAGAAATAAGAGATGAATACATTAGACAACAAACTATTGCAGAATGTATAGAATACTTTAATAAGGTTAAATGATTTACTTTATATTAGGATTAGTGCTTGGCTTATACGCAGAATGGAAGTGGGAGATTGCAAAATACATTATTGAATCAGTTAAAGAACATTTAAACATTAAGTAATTGTAATTCTGCAAAGACCACCTATATATCGTCAATGGTATATACGACTGAAGAAAATAACTTTTACTCAAAGGAGAACTCAATGTTAAATTATTCTGACATTAAGAACTACTGGTCTAAATTCTACGCAGATGCTTTTGAAGATGCTAAAACATTTTGGAAAGACTATGCTAAGAACCTAGAACAGTTCTACAAAAAATAACTTTATTAAAACACAATAGTTTGATATTAGTGCATAAAATTTAATGTGCATTTTCAAACTTTGGATTGGTGGGTGTGTCTTGCTAAAGTCTTGCAAATGCGAAAAAGACAATGGCAAGAACACAAAACGAACAATTAATAGCTTTTAAAGGGCATATCACAGGAATTAAAAGAGAAATAAGAATACTTAGTACATCAATGTATAAATTAGAGAAAAAGGTAGAAAACCTTTACTGGTCTATACTTGTTGCTACTGGAAGTTTAGCTTTAGCTTTAATAACAATATTTCTTGCTAAATAAAACGAATACAACTAATAGGTAGTCTATGGACACTAGAAGGATTCTGATTATTTCAGATTTGCACCTACCATATCATAGAGAAGATTCTTTTGATTTTTTAAAAGAGTTAAAAAAACAATATAAGCCAACATTCGTAATGTCTATAGGTGATTTATTGGACCACCACGCTTTATCATTCCACGATTCAAACCCTGATTTATTTTCTGCTGGACACGAATTAGCTAAAGCAAAAGATTATGTAAAAGAATTAGAATCAATATTTCCTGAATTAATTGAAATAGATTCTAACCATTCATCAATGGTTTATAGACGAGCATTAAAACATGGTATGCCTAGAGCTTACTTAAAAGAATACGGAGAATTTTTAGGAACTAAAAGATGGAAGTGGATTGATGATTTAACAGTTACCTTACCTAATAAACAAAGGTGCTTATTCACTCACGGAAGATCTGCTGATGTTTTAAAAGTTTCTCAAACCAATGGAATGAATTGTGTTCAAGGACATTTTCATACTAAATTTAAAATTGAATACTGGGCAAATCCAGATAACTTATTTTGGGGTATGCAAGTAGGTTGTTTAATAGATCAAAAGTCTTTAGCTTTTGAATATGCTAAGAATTTTAAAACTAGATTTATAATTGGAACTGGTTTAATAATAGATTCACAACCGAAGTTAGCACCCTGTGTTTTAAATAGAGATGGCAAATGGATAGGCAAGTTAGTTTAAAAGAATTACTATTTTCTGAGACTGCAACAAGACTTGGAATAGATAACACTCCAACAGATCAAGTTTTAATAAATCTACAAACATTAATCTACGAAGTTATTGAACCAATCATAAATCAATTTGGCGATATAAAAATTACTTCTGGTTATCGTTCTCCAGAACTTTGCAAAGCAATAGGAAGTTCTACAACATCACAACACACTCTTGGTCAAGCTGTTGATTGCGAAGTTATAGGAGTGCCTAATAAAGAACTAGCTGACTGGGTAGTTAAAAATTTAACTTACGATCAAGTAATTTTAGAATTTTGGAAACCCGAAGAAATAAACTCTGGTTGGGTCCATATCTCTTATAACAAATCAAATAATCGTAAAATGTATTTAAGAGCTTACAAAGCTAATGGAAGAACGGTTTATGAAGTCTTATAAAAAACAAGTTGGTGGAAGCCACTATAAAAAATACCAGATACAACCAATAGAATTTATAGTTAAAAATAATATTGGCTTTGTGGAAGGAAATATATTAAAGTATATTTTAAGGTTTAAAGACAAGGGTGGTGTTCAAGACTTATTAAAAGCCAAACACTATATAGAATTGCTGATAGATTCTACTAAAAGCAAATAATATCGTTTAAACTGATTTAGACGCATTTTTAAGCATATTGGCTTAAATATGAGTATAACCTCATAAAAACCCTAAATATTAAAAAAAAGGGGTATTTTGATGGTTTAAACACTATAAAAGGAACATTTAGAGAACACTATGCAGATAATTAAAATAGACACAGATTTTACACCAGAAACACACGATTTAACAGAAACATCTCAACAATCTTCTGCAATCATAACTGGTTCAGGAATAGTAAGAATAGCAGTTAGAGGAACACACGCACATATTAAAATAGGTTATAACCCAACAGCAACAGAAGAATCTATACTTTTGCCACAAGATACTGTTGAATATTTTCAAATAAGATCAGGGCAACAAGTTGCATTTATTAAACACGGAGACGGAAATGGCGAAATTAATTTCTGTGCAATAGACTAATATGCTACCAGCTTTAAGTGCTTTTGCACCACTCCTTACAACAATATTTAAAACAGTTGATAAAGCTATTCCTGATAAAGATTTAGCTGAAAAATTAAAAGCTGAAATGAATATGCAATTAATGCAATCTGGCACAGAAGAAATGAAAGCATCTGCAAAAATTATTGAAGCTGAAGCAAAAAGTAATTGGTATGTTTCTGGGTGGCGACCAACTCTTATGTACTTACTTATTTTAATTGTGGCTTGGAATTATATTCTTAGTCCAATTTTATTTCTCGTTCTTAAAATTAAAACACAAGTAGAACTTCCTTCTGATGTTTGGACATTACTCACAGTAGGTTTGGGTGGCTATACTATCGGAAGATCTGGAGAATCTATTGCTAGAAGTTTAGCAACAAGACCAATAAGCAAGAATCAAGAAAATGGATAGTCTAAAGTTAAGCGATCAAACGCAAGTATCTTTACCTATTAAAAATATTGTAGCTATTGTATCTGCTATCGTTGTAGCTGTCTGGACTTACTTTGGTATTGTTGAAAGACTTAATAGACTTGAAACTAATGAGAAATTAATGTCGCAAGACTTACTTAAAAAAGCAGAACAAACTCCTAAGAACCAAGAGATGTATATGTTGATTGAGTATCAAGCTAAATCAATAGACAAGCACTCAAAACAATTAGAAGAAAACGTACACACTAAAGTAATCATTAGTCAATTAGAAAAGAAAATAGATAAGCTAGAAAAAGAATTAGATTCATTAAGAGGTAAGTAATGGGTGAAATAATATTTGCTTTATTGATGTTCCTTAATGGTAATCTTGAAAACTACTCTCCAAAAAATAACCTTGCTGATTGTTTAGAACAAAAACGTAAGGTAGAACGTGATGGCAACACAAGTTCTATAAGAATGGAATGTAAAGAAATAGAAGCTATTGTAGAAACTGATAAATTTGGTGTTAAAAGGATTAAAGAAATTAAATCAAAATGAACTGCTACTTAGTAACCTATGCTATCACATTTGTTAAAAACAATTCTGATAGTTTGGTTGATGATATTGCTTATGTTCGTTTTTTTGATACAGGCACTTTTCCTAATTCCAATAATTTTTTGGCATCACTCAAACTTGCTAAAAAAGTAAGAATTATTGGAGTAGAGTGGGAATACGAGGTTATAAATTTTGATGATGAAATTGATTGTGAACTTTCCAATACTTACCACTAAATTGATATCAGATAATATTCTATACCATCATTCCAAGATTGAAGTTTTGATTGTGGCAATAATCTTAATATTTGATCTACTGATTTAAAACGAACTCCATCTTTAAAACAAAAAGCAATCGTATATTGTGTAAATTTATTATCACAAAACATTTGACTAAAAGTAATATACTTCTTTAGATCTTTTAATTTAATTTTGTTACTGGCTTTGACTTCAACGAAGAATTGTTGTTGTTTGGGAGCTTCTTTTTTGGAATAAACAAAGTAATCAGGCATCGCAGACAATAAACCAAGTTTATTAAAATAAGGAATAGGGGAATTAGCAAAATCAGAATCATCATTAAAAAGAAGTTTTTTATAATGAAAAGATTTAGACTTACAATATTCTTCAAACCTTTGTTCTGCGAAGTCAATATAGTTTGAAACTCGTTCTTCATATTTAAGTTCATTTAGTTTTCCTTCTGGTTGTATTATTTTCATCTACTTAACTCACGATTGGTTACTAACCAACTTCTGTATAAATCTACCCAGCTTTGTAAGTTAGCATATTTTGATTTGGCTTTAGAATAATCTCGTTCAGCTTCACAAAATCCCTCAATATGAGTATTGTATTCTTTAGTACACATAGCTCTTTTTTCCGCTTCCACCATAGAGCAATTACTAATAGTTTTTTCATTAACAGTTAATTGTGCCAAAATAATTTTTTTATGTTCTTCTAATCTTCTGAAATTATAAAGTGCTTGGCACATATCATCAGCATATTTATCAAGCTGATCTCTTATGTCATCTGGGTTTCTTAAGGCAAAGTCCTGCATATCCTTCCTTTTCGTTTTATAGTTGTGTTACTAACCTAAGCTAGTAATTCTTCAAATTTCAAAACCACTTTTGTTTCTAAAGCATCTTTAAGTCTTTTTGCCTTTTCCATTTTATGCTTTAGTTCAAAATATTTCATAGACACTCTATGATGCCTGTCCCTTAAGTTTTGAACTTGATGTTTTATTTTCTCCATCAATTTTTTTTATTCTTGTTGATTTGAATTTAATTCCAGTTATTTCAAGATCAACAAATTTGCCTTTCTCTTGTGTAAGTGCCTCTTGTTCATTATTGAACTCCTCTTTATAAATACCAGTAAATTCTAAATATTTATAACGCACTATCATTTTAATTTTATATATTAAATTTACACAAATAACAATGGGCAGAGTGGCAAAGCCAAAGGGAATTTGGGGGAAAATCTTTGCCACTCAAAAAATTATTTAAAAGTTATGCTTATAGACAAGTTTCATATCTTTTATAAAACTATCTATTGCTTCCTTATTACACTCTAAACCTTTTGATTCAAGTGCAGATTTACACATAGCCATTACAAACATATATTCATCTTTGTTAAAAGATTTGATAGGTTCAACAGTTAATGTAGCACCTAATTCATTAGCAACATTTTGTGCCTCAAATTCCTCTACATTAAAGCTAGTATCTGGTTGAATGTTCTCTTTAAGTTCTTGTATTTTTAAAGTGTTGTTTTCTGATGCCACAAAATTAAATGCTTTATCAGCACCTTGTGGAGACCAAATAGTATAAGCAAAAGAAACTTTTTTACCTTCTTTAATAAACTCAGGTATATATTTCCCTTTAATTATAAATATTTCGTCACCGATATAGAACTTATGATTTACCTTATCATTAGGTAAAGGTTTGCCAGTTTTATCATTATAATTATGATAAACTTTACTTATTACTCCTTGTTTGTGTGCCATTATTTCTCCTTCTTGTTATTTAAAAAGCGATGCAATTTTAGGCAAGAGATCGCAACATCTTGCATTTCACTATTTATTGGAAATTCTGCTATGTTAAGTTTTCCTTGTTTAGTACAATTAACAATAACACCTTTATTAATTTTTATATCTAGCTGTTCTTCTAAAGCCATAACATACAGATAAAGTTGGACATAATAACTCTCTCTTATTCCAGAACTCGTTTTCCAATCATAAATTATGTACTCATTATTTTTCTTAAATAAAGCATCTAGCGTTCCAGTATATTTATGAATACGAGATAAAACTTTAGTTTCAGTAAAAACTAA